TGAACCATTGACGTTAGTGCCAGCAGATCCAGTAACAGCAATTTCATTTCCAACTTCCAAACCGTGAACGTTTGAACAATCAACTTGCACCGCTCCTGTCATAGTTCCAGTACCAGCAGCGAGAGTAATTGTGCCACCAATTTCTGAATTACTATATTGTACACCAACATAAATAGCAGTTCTTGAAGCGTCATAGATACCACCATTTCCAGCAGTCCATGGATATGCTGCTGTGTAAGTAAAGGTACTTTGAGCTGATTGAACGGCATCAACAATATAAACACCATTAGCACCAGGAAAATCTGTATCCTGCACAAAGATTGCTGAACCCGCTGTTGGTAAAGCAGTTTGCAATGTGTTTACAGAAACAGTAACTGTTTTACTATTGGTTGTTACTTGGATGTCAGTAACAGCAAGAGGATCATCACCTTTATAAGCAAAAGGATTGTTGTTAATCATTGCCAATCCTTCCCATTTGGTACTCTGGGTTCCATACTCAAAGTCAGTATCCATCTGAGATTGAGGAGTAGAAACTCTCATCTTATTCACAGCATCATGATACGCTTCAGATGGTTGGATTGTCTCTTCGAAATCATCATAGACAATTTGTAGTTTGTCTGTTGATGACATTGAAGTGGTATCATATGCCAGTGTTACTCTTGTCGTGGTAACGTTACGAATATCTGTTCTAATTTCGTAATTAGTAGCAGTAAGTTCTGGGTCTGAGAAGTTATAGATTACCTTGTTATCGGTAACATTGGTAATCAGTACGAGCTTTTCTCTAGTAATACCGCCAGGAATAACAACTCTTCTATTCGCTGGATCAAAGATGTAGTAATTGTTTAGAATGGATTTTCTCGCCATTACTTAGTGCCTCTAAAATAGATAATTCTTGCTTTATCTATTTATTAGACACTGCTTTCATTGAGATTAAATACTATATTTACCTCTTAAAAAATAAAAATTTTGTAAAACTTCTGATGGAGATAATGCTTTAGCGTTTATTATTATATTGTATAGACTACCAGAAAATGTCCAACCGTACATATTACCAAAAAGAAATCCACCTGAAGTGTATATACTACCAGTTATATTTTCATTTCCAGCTTCTCCCATAAAAACACCATTGACATAATACTTAAAAGTAAATCCGTTTGTTCTATCGAAAACAAAAGTTCTAATGTATATACTTCCCAATGTAACTTGATGATTTACGGAACCAGAAAAATATGTACCTCCATTATTTACTTCTATAGTAAATGAAGAATTATTGGAACCATCTCCAGAACTCATACCTTGATTACTAATTGCCCAAGTTGGATTTAACGCATAATTTTGAGTCCAGAAAGGAAAGCTACTTCTTGGATAAACCAAATTCGTTGCTTTACTAGCTGATGTAATTGAAAAACTATTTGTAGAAAAAGTATTTTGTAGGGAAATACTATCAGGTATACTAACTTGATCATCACTGCCATCAAAAATAAAAGAACCTCCGTTCTCTAAATTAAATGTTGGATTATTTAAAAGAGAACCATTGTTATTATTGCCACTTAAATCTGCCCATACTGTTCCTGTTCCTGAATAAGAAGAATTATTGCTGGCATCTAAATGCACAATTAAATTATCTTCTATTAAAGAATTTAGTATATATGAAGGTTTTGTTAATTTTGGTATTGCTGTAGTAATACTATAAGTAGGATCTGAATATGTTCCTGCCTCATCAACTTGAACTTTCTTGTTAGCAACTTGAGTAGCAAGATCATCAAACAAAATCTTGTTAGCTCCGAAAGGATATGTGATTAAATCACTAGTATCTACTCTAACAGAACCATCGGATAATCTACCAATGTTATCTGAAATTGCTAGAGTTTCATAGAAGATTGTTCCGATACTATCTGAGTATTCAAAATTACCTAGACCATTACCAGATGTACTAACCTTACCATAGACATAAGATACTGGAGTACCATTTAAAACATCTTCTTGCTCATCAATAAACAGTAAGTAATAGAATGAAGGATCGGCATCTAAATTAACTTTAGATAAGAAGTTATCAATACTTGTATATAATCTTCTTCTCCATACAAGCGAACCATCTTTGGAATACTTACTAAGAATTCCTATATCATTATTTGAATTGTCTGTATAAAATCCAAACACAACTGTTTGCTCAGTTTCTGTGTCTGATTTTACATTAACATATTGTATAGAATTTTCAATTGGAGTTTCTTTCTGCCAAATTATATTTCCTTCGGCAGTGTATTTAATAATAAATCCTCTACTATTACCAGCAACATTATCAAATACTGTACCAATAATATAAATTTGATCGTTACCATCAATATAAACATCGGTACATTCTGTTTGAAGATAAGAATTTGATTGTCCTAATCTAGGATCTTCAATTGTTCTATCCCAAAGAAGATCTCCAGTTGCTGTATCTACTTTAGCAATGTATCCTTTATCTTTTACAGTATCTTCTATCTTACCAACAGCAACAACTTCCCCACGATCATTAGCAGCACATTTTACAAATGTGATAGCACCTGCTGTATTGCTACTATACTTACCCCAAGAATATGTACCAGTACCATCAACTTTTTCAATAAAAGCTTCTGTAGCAGAAGATCCGCAAACATACAAATTGTTGCTACTATCTACAGCAATTCCAGTATATTCAACACCATTAGTATTTGAAGTTACTTGCCAAGAGATATTGCCATCGTTATCATACTTAGCAATCCAAGGAACTGTACCAGTTTTACCACAGACAATTAAATTATCATTACCATCAATTTGAAGTGCTTTTAATGTAGTGTTAGTAGATGAAGTTGTTGATTGAACAATAACTTCCCAATCAGATGATCCACCTTGAGATCTTTTTTCCAACCATCCTTGTTCTTTGGAGTTGCTATCTGTTCTTGTTCCAGCAAGAATAAATTTTTGATCTGGTATATTATATCTAATTTCATCTGGGATATAAACACCTTCAGTTCCAGATGATCGATCTATTCTTTTGAAGAAGTTAGTAACTAAATCAGCTCCAGATGAACCTAAAAGAAAAAGATTTCTGGCGACGCTATTAAAACCTACTGGCATTTATCTATCCTCAGCTAAAGTCGGTGTTGCCTTGACCATAGACTCTGGTGTTACCAGAATTGTCCTTTACAATAACGAAGGTTAGAATGTCTGTATTTGTGGTGGAAAGTGGTGGCGATCCTCCAGACCAGCGAATACCATTAGAAACAGCATCTCCATCTACAGTACAGGCATCACCATAAGTAGCAGCAGTATTGCCTTCTAGGATTAATGTAACCGTAATTGATTGACCGTTTGTTAATCCAACTCCAGTAAATGCCCATGTATTAATCGCTGCTGTTGTTGGTTGACCAAGTACAGTGTTAGAACCTGCTACGTTAATCGATAGTGTATTTGAAGTTGGTGTTAAGGTTGTTGTAAAGCTGTTGAATACTTTTTCAATAACACGACCACCAAGGGTTGTGGCACCATCAACACTCAATCCATTTAATGTTCCGACTGATGTAAGTGAAGAGTTTACAACTGTAGCACCGAGAGTTGTAGAGCTAAGTGCTAATTGGTTGCCAATAACAAACTTTTTACCTGGAGCAATTTCAATATTTTCTGAGAAGGTCCAATACTTATCTGTTCTGCTATGATCATAAAGAATAGTTTTGTTTGATGCTCCCTTGAGAATAATTCCTCCCCCGTCAGCTCCAAGATCAGTAGGACCAGAAGCTTCGAATGTTGCTGAGCCAGTAGAACCAGAAACAGCGTTAGAAAGAACAGCTGTGTTGCCAGTAATAGATACAATATAAGTATCGCCAGGAACAGAAATACCACCAGTTAGTGAAATAACTGTCATGCCAGGAATTAAACCTGCTGTTGGAGTTACTCCAGTAATTGTTGTTTGTCCATTTTGTACAGCAGCATCAAATGTCGTGTTAACTACAGCAGCAAGTTCTAGATTTTTATCATCGACAGAAATTACATTTGAGTTAATACTTGTAACAGTACCATTAACTGTTAGTGTTCCATCAATAATTGTATCTCCATTGACACGTAAATCATTTGGTATGGAAACATTAAAAGAACTATCGCCACGAATCCAAGCTTCTGTTCCAGAAGCAATGACTAACTGATTATTTCCTGTAGCACTTGGGGGAACGTATGTAGCGTTAGTTGAGTTCTCGTCAGAAGCAGCACCGATAAGAACATTACCACTTCCAAGTAATCCATAACCAGCGAAGTGACCGATACAAACGTTGTAGTTGCCCGAAATGTTTGATTCTAGAGCACTATTACCAACTGCTACGTTACCATCGCCATCTTGTACAGATAGTTGAGTATCTTTACCAACAGCAATATTATTGAATCCAGTCGAACATGCTCTTAAAGTTCTGTGTCCAAAAGCAGTATTAGAAGCACCAGAAGTAACACTCAATCCTGCTTCGTATCCCATGGCAGTATTCTGGGAACCAGTAGCATTATTTTCTAAAGCAGAGAAACCAACTCTAGTATTGGTATTGATAGCTCCACCACCTCTACCAATTTTCATTGGAGCACCACCACCACCACGAATAACAATATCAGCATTGGCAAAGTTAGTTGTGCCATTCACCGTAAAAGTATCGCCGACAATTGTATTAACCGTAAAGTTTTTAGCAACAGTTAAAGAGTTATTGATTGTAGTTGTGCCTGTTGAAGCAGCAAAAGTTAATGTGGTAGCAGCACCAAAAGCATTTATAGTTGTTGCTGAAGTATTAAATACAGCAAAACTGCTACTATTTGTCGTAACGCTAGTATTAAACTGAGGACTGGATGAAAATACAAGAACCCCAGTACCTGTACTATCCGAAACAACACCTCTTAACTGAGTTGAAGTTGTGGTAGCAAATGTAGCAAGAGTATTTGAAGAATATGCTACTTGTGCTCCAGCACCACCACCATTACCAAAGTTGATAGTTGATCCGTCAGTGGCATTGAAAGTAATAGTATTGTTGATTGTTAGTGTTTTTAAATCAGCGATATCAAAAGTAGAACTAGCAGTAGATGCTATAGTTAATCCATTGATTGTAGTTGCTGTAGCAGTTCCTAGAGAAGGGTTAGTTAAAGTTGGGGAAGTTAATGTTTTATTTGTTAATGTTTGAGTTTCAGTTTCAGTTACAAATCTACGAGCAATTGAACCATCATATGATCTCCAGTATGCTCCAGCTTCATACCATTCTAATCTATTGAAACCAGTTACAGTTCCAGAAGAGTTTGTAGTTCTGTTGACTTGAATACCAGCATCAGTGCCAGATAAACTATTACCCCTTCTCAATTCAATAATGTTATCAGCAACAGATAATGTAGTTGTTTCAATAATTGTATTAGTACCAGTTACATTAAAGTTACCATTGATTGTAACTGTTGTTCCATCGTCGGTAATAATGCTATTTGCTACTTGATTATTAGCATTATCCCATTTGATGACTCTATTATCAATTAAGTTTGAGGCATTTTTAATTGAATACTCTGTGCCATTTGTTAGCGTTATACCTTCGCCAGCAGTTAAAGAAGCACCAGTATCAGTATTAATTGAACTAATTTCAATAGTTGTTACTCCACCTGTTGTTGATTGGGAAATACTGGAAGCACCAGAAGCTACAAATCTAAAATCTCCAGCAGCAAGAACATTGGATGGACCAGAAGCAACTCTTGTTACCGTGTTTGTATCTGTAGAAGCAATAGTAACAGTAGAGCCAGACTGTGATACAGTTACATTACTACCACCAGAAATAGTAACATCACCAGAAGTAAATGTTCCTGTGCCACCACCTCTAACTCTAGTAACAGTATCGGATGAAGCAATAGTAATAGTTGGCTTGCTATCTCCATCAACACCTTGAGTGAGATTTACCGCAGTACCAGCTAGGAATGTAAAATCTCCAGGGTTAAATGCTTGCCCAGTACCAGCACGTAGACGAGTAATAGTATCATTATCTACTGTATTGATAGTAATAGTTTTTGTGCCAGCATCTTGGGAAATAGTAGATGCTCCAGTAGCAGCAAAAGTAATTGTACCTGTCTGTGGAGTACCTCCAGTAGCAGATTGAATAAATGTTTCTGTGTTGTTATCAGTTACATACCCAGAAATTGTGATTGTATCATCAGTTCTATCGATTGATAATGATAATGGATTTGAACCAGCTGGTACTGATGAAGGTGTTCCAACCCCAATAGTTATATCATCAGTAATGCCAGATCCAGCATTGCCACCAGAAGTTAAACGAATTCTTTTTTGAGTAGCAGATAATCCATCGACAGCAGATACTGAGTAAGTTGTATTATTATCTGGAGTTGTGACTGATCCACCTAGAGGAATAGTTACTCCATTGACAGTAATACCAGCATTAACTAAAGCACTATTTGGAATATTTGAAATAGTATTGAGAGAACCAGAAATTGTAGATGATTCTAATGTTTTATTTGTTAAAGTTTGTGAAGCGGTTAGATATACATCACCTGGATCATCCCACTGTAATCCAGTTCCAGTGCTTTTTAAGTACTGTCCTGAGGCACCAACATCACCGTTGATAATAATACCATTACCAGTTAAATCTAAATTATCTCCAGAGACAAACTCTTCAATTTTTCTGGAACTATAATTTACTGCTAAAGGAAAACGATCTGCCATTATACCAGTGCCTGGGGGTTACTTCTTTCGTTAAAAGTATTTATAGGCAGAAGAATCTGTTATTTATTCTAGAAAATCTGCTTGAATATTTCTTTTTCTTAATTCATCCAAATAATCCGTTGGTCTTTGATCAGCAAACATTGTGTCTAAATCTCCGCATGTTAAATTAGTGCATTCATTTTTTGGATACGCTTGTTTTATCTCTGCTATCTTTGCATCTATTTTTTGTATTGGTTCCATTATTCCTTGTCTCATCCAATACAATGCATCCAGTTGCTCTTCAATTGATGGATAAGAATACCATCTCACTTGACCATAATCAATTTCTGTATTTCTATATTCAATAATCTGATTTAAAAATCTTTGATTCTCTTCTTCTACTAGCAATTTGTGTTCTTCTTCAAATTGCTTATTCATTTGTTCTATTCTTTCTTCTTCAGAAATAATATCAACAAATTCTAATTCTTCCCCTTTGTAAAAGTATTGTGCCAAATCTAATTTAATTTCTTTTTGATCTGCTAAATTTTTTTGTCTAGCAATTTCTTCTTCTATTTTTTGTTTATCCCATTCTTTTTGAATTCCAACCGTAATTTCCCTAAGAGAACCATTAGGAATTCTATATTCTATAATAATGGAATGATCTAATATAGATTTAATTTTATATGTTGACATTTTATTGTACCTTTATGATGTAAGCTAATGCATAATAAGGAGGAAGATTTTTATCCGTGCCATCTATACCTTGAGTTGAGACGGTAATATTATGTGTATGACTTTGTGAGGTATTGCCAGTAGTTATATTATGTGTGTGAGTTTGTGATGCATTTCCTGAAGTAAATGCATGAGTATGGTTTGTACTAACTCCACCTGTAGTAAAAGTATGTGTGTGATTTGCTGATTGATTTCCTATTGAAACATTATGTGAATGATCTCCATTGGAAAATGTAGAAATATTATGACTGTGGGATGCATCAGCGCCAGCAGTAGTTCCGCCATGAAAATGACCAGCACTTACGCCATCTGTTGTTCTACCAAAATCAAATCCATATACACCTTGAGTCGCCCAACCTGGACCGCCTTGTTTACCTGTGGTTCCACTATTGTATCCTCTATCCTGATAACCATGTGTGTGGTTGTTTGATGCGCCACCAGTATTGAAATTGTGTGAATGATTTGCGGATGCGCTACTACTGTTTCCATTATGACTATGTGATCCAGCAGTATTTGTACTTCCTCCGTGTGAATGGGTGGCGCTTTCTGTTCCAGTAGTACCAGAATGTGTATGACCTACGCTATTATCTCCAGTATTTCCTGAGTGTGTATGTGATTGACTTTCAGTACTAGTAGTTCCTGTGTGTGTATGTGATTGACTTTCTGTTCCTGTAGTACCAGTATGTTGGTGTGAAACTAAAATAGCATCTTTTGATCCACCCGTACCATTTACCGAGTAATTTTCTCCTGCTCCAATCACAAACCTATTTCTTAAATCTGGAGTTACTACACCATTTACAGTATCTCCATTGCATATAGCCCATTTTGCTGGGATATTATTAACAGATCCAGACCACATAATAATTCCACCAATAGGGAATGGATCTGAATCTACTGTAATTGTTTGTAGGTTTTGGGATACTCTGGTTCCACCAGAACCTAAAATAGTTATCTGACCTTCAATGTATGGACTTGAATCTGGTGCTCTAAGCTGCGTGAGACCAGTTGCAATTGTTAATGTATCGTTTCCAGATCTAGTAATGGTTGTATTGTATCCAGCAACCAAAAATATATCTTGAACACCAGAACCAGAACCACCAGCAGTTAAACGAATTCTCTTTTGGGTAACTGCAGTACCATCAGCAACACTAATACCATATACTGTATTGTCATTAGTGTCTGGAATAGTAATAGAACCTCCAAGAGGAACATTAGTACCATTTATAGAGATGCTGGAATTAATTAATGATGCATTTGCTACGTTAGTTAATGAATTTAAACTAGCATTGAATGTACATGAACTTAATGTTTTGTTTAAAAGTGTTTGATTGTCAGTTAGGAATACATCGGCAGCTCTTGCCCATCTAACTTCAGTTCCTGTGGAAGTTAAAACTTGCTTGTTTGCTCCAGTGCTAATGCCATCGTAAATTCCTGATGCAGTCAGGTTTAAAGAATCACCTACGGATAACTCTCCTACTAGTGATGTTGAGTTGTTGATGACTAGTGGATACCTATTCGCCATGACCTTCTAATATGTTTATTGATGTTGGCATTATTTGATTTAAAGAATGTCTATAAAGATCTTGCGTTTCTTTATTTCCTTTTACAATCTCATTCCTTAAGGATTCTACTGCCGCTCCAGTTTGCCTAGATTGTTGGGAAGATTCTATTACTAGAAACGGAACCCATTTTACAGCACAATCCCATTCATCTACTGGTTCTCCTGTATTTGGATTGGTTCCTCTTATTTGTGTAAACCATTTACACTTCAAGTTAACGCATTCAGAACCAATCAAAGGACAAAAATCTCCAGATTTTAATTGCATAATAAAATATCGTCTTGTATTATTTATTGTTGTTGAACTGTCGCATTAAATAAATCAATTGCGCTTTGATATTTTTTTATACTATTGATAACTCTGTTACTAGTGCCATCAGTATATTCTATGTGACCAGTTTGTTTTACTACATCCCATTGAATTGCGTGAATATTTGATTCTATCCATGGGAAATCACTATCAATAAAAGCACATACATCATCAATACAAACTATTTTATCTGATGGTATTACAGTTAATCTTTTTTTCATTTTAAT